GGCTGGAAAATCCGAACAGCGTATCACAGCTAAAGGACTGGCTGAATGAAAAGGGCATCGAGGTGGATTCCCTTGCCAAGGCTGCCGTGGAAGAACTTGTGGAGAACACACAGGGTGATGTGGCAGAAATGATGAAGCTGAGACTTGCCATGTCAAAGACATCCGTAAAGAAGTACGAAGCAATGGAGCGTTCGGTATGTCCTGATGGCAGGGTGCATGGATTATTACAGTTTTACGGGGCCAACCGCACGGGCAGATGGGCCGGCAGACTCGTGCAGATCCATAACCTTCCGCAGAACCATATGGAAGACCTGGAACTGGCACGCTTCCTTGTAAAGGAAGGCAGATACGACCTGGTGGAGCTTTTATATGATTCCACACCGGATGTACTTTCTGAGCTGATTCGTACTGCATTCGTGGCAAGACCCGGATGCAGATTCATCGTCAGCGATTTTTCCGCGATCGAGGCGAGGGTCATGGGCTACCTTGCCGGAGAGGGATGGGTCATGGAGGAGTTCCGTGGTGCCGGAAAGATTTATGAGCAGACGGCATCCAAGATGTTCCATATCCCAATTGAAGAGATCACAAAGGGAAGCCCGTACCGTGCAAGGGGAAAGGTGGCATCACTTGCCTGTCAGTATGGCGGTGCGGAAGGTGCGCTTATCAGCATGGGGGCATTAAATTTTGTGGAAGAAGAGGAACTGAAAGGGCTGGTACAGTCATGGCGGACTGCCAATCCGCACATCGTGAATTACTGGTATGAGATTGACGGCGCGGTAAAGGCAGCCGTGAAAGAGCGGAAGATGACAAAGGTCGGAATGGTTACGGTATATTACCAGTCCGGGATGTTAAAGATCGCACTGCCGTCCGGAAGGGTGCTGTCCTATGTAAGACCGAGGATGACCGTGAACCGCTTCGGCTCGGAAAGTGTCAGCTATGAAGGAATCGGCACGAACCGCAAGTGGACAAGAATCGAATCTTACGGTGCAAAATTCTGTGAAAATATTGTCCAGGCAACCGCCAGGGATGTGCTGGCAGAGGCAATGCTCCGTCTGGAGAAGAAGGGATTTGATATCGTGTGCCACATCCATGATGAAGTGGTGCTTGAAGTGCCGGAGGGGACATCCTCGGTGGAAGAAGTCAATGGAATTATGGCGGTATGCCCTGACTGGTGTGAGGGGCTTCCGCTTAAGGCTGCCGGATTTGAAAGTCCGTTTTACAAGAAAGATTAGGAGGAACTTATGGGAGGATGCAACAGGGAAGGGTATCCGGATCCGACCGCAGGTATTGCAATCGGACGGGTCATGAAACAGGAAAAGCGTAAAAAGAAGGAGGTAAAGAAGGATGTTCGTATCGATTGGAAACTCAAGAATGGACAAAAAGTTTAACTGTACGGATATGACATATGAAGATTTTGTCAGCCGTCTGTCCAAGACAAAATATACTGCGGAAACAATGGAGCAGTACAGGAAGATGCCGAAAGGACAGCAGGACAATATCAAGGATGTCGGAGGATTCGTCCTTGGAAAGCTGAAGGGCGGACGAAGGAAGAAGGACTGCGTGATCTCCAGATCCGCCATCACGCTTGATATGGATTACGGAACACAGGGCATTATCGATGAACTGGAAATGTTTTTTGACATGAAGATGGTGGTGTATTCCACACATAAGCATACACCGGAGAAACCGAGGCTTCGTATCGTCATATTCCTGACAAGGGATGTGACACCTGATGAGTACGGGGCAGTCAGCCGTATGCTTGCATCGGATATCGGCATCGAGCTTTTCGATGATTCCACCTATGAACCATCAAGACTCATGTACTGGCCGAGCACCTCCAGTGACGGTGAGTATGTGTTTCAGGAGATCGAAGGAAACGAAGTTGATCCCGATGAAGTACTGTCCCGTTATAAGGACTGGCATGATGTATCAGCATGGCCGGTCAGCAACCGTCAGGCATCCGTTGTGCAGAGGGATATCAAAAAACAGGCTGACCCGCTTTCCAAGGACGGGCTGATCGGAGCTTTCAACCGCACATACACGGTGACGCAGGCAATCGACAAATTCATCCCGGATGTATACAGGCATTCAAGGGCAATCCCCGGAAGATACGATTATATTCCGGCGGACTCTGCTGCCGGAGTCGTTGTCTATGATGACCTGTTCGTATACAGCCACCATGCAACAGATCCATGCTGCGGAAAGCTGATGAATGCGTTTGATGTGATAAGGCTTCATAAATTTGGGGACAAGGATGCAAGGACAGCCGAAGGGACAGAGCCTGGAAAACTCCCGTCTTTCAAAGCCATGCAGGATTTTGCTTCTGCAGATGAAGAAGTAAAGAACACACTTGCCAGGGAAAGACAGGAGCTGGCGGTACAGGAATTTTCTGCAGAGCCGGATGAGGACTGGCAGAATAAACTGGCACTCGACCGCAGGGGAAACATTAAGGATACACTGCAGAACATTGCACTGATCATCCGCAACGATGAGAATTTCAAGCACATCGTGTACAACGAGTTTAAGGATACCATTGATGTCATCGGTCCGCTTCCGTGGAAACAGGTAAAACCCGGATGGAACGATTCCGACCTTGCGAATGCAAAGGTGTATTTCGAGAGGGTGTATGGAATCTGGTCACCGACCAAGTTTAAGGATGCACTGCTTGCCGTGGTGTCATCCGACAGGCTCTACCATCCAATCAAGGATTATTTCGCAACGCTTTACTGGGACGGACAGGAGCGTATAGATACACTACTCATCGACTATTTCGGTGCAAAAGATTCACCGTACACAAGGGCGGTCATCCGCAAGACACTGGTGGCTGCGGTAGCACGTATCTATAAGCCTGGAGTAAAGTTCGACTCCATCCTTGTGTTAAACGGTCCGCAGGGAATGGGAAAATCCACCTTCTTTGCCATCCTTGGAAAGCAGTGGTTCTCGGATTCCTTATCCATTTCGGATATGAGGGATAAGACTGCTGCCGAGAAGCTGCTCGGAAACTGGATACTTGAGATCAGTGAGATGAACGGCATCCGCAAGACGGAAGTCGAGGTAGTAAAGTCCTTTGTCACCCGTCAGGATGATAAGTTCCGTCAGGCATACGGAGTCAATGTAGAGTCGCATCCAAGAAAGTGCATCATTGTTGGAAGCACCAACTCCGAGGGCGGATTCTTACGTGACGTGACAGGAAACAGAAGATTCTGGCCCGTGCATGTGCCTGGGACAGGAAAACACCATCCGTGGGAGCTTGACTGTGTCGACCAGATCTGGGCAGAGGCAATCCATCTGTATAACGAAGGCGAGGAGCTGTTCTTAAAAGGAGCGGAGGCAGAGGAAGCATACAAGATGCAGCAGGAGGCAATGGAGTCGGATGACCGTGAGGGCATCGTGCAGGACTATCTTGACAGACTGCTGCCGGACAACTGGGCATCAATGGATATTTACCAGAGAAGGGCATTCCTTGGCGGAGGAGAGTTCGAGACGGTCGGTGTCAAAGGAACGGTCATGCGTGAGCGTGTGTGCATCATGGAGATCTGGGTGGAGTGCTTCGGCAAGGAGCGCCAGAACTTAAAGAAGGCAGATTCCTATGAGATCGAAGGCATCTTAAACAAGATCGGGGGATGGAAGAAGTATGATTCCAATACCACGGGAAAGACCAAAGTCCCCCTTTACGGAGTGCAGAAGACTTTTGTGAGGATGGATGAGAAACCAGAGGAAACCCAGTAGGCGGTTTCCGAGGTTTCCCAGATGCAGATGGGCAACGGTAGTCGGAAACCGTGCTGACACCTTGGAAAATAAGGGGTTGCGGTTCTTAGTTTCCCAGTTTCCCATTAAATCCAGTTGAGAATTAAAAATAAAGATAAAAAGAGCAATTCATGTATATATGCGCGTATAGGAGTTAAAGGCATATGGCAACCGCAATCGGCAAAGGAGGTATCTGGTTTTGCTAGAAAGTACAGTAGAGAGACATTTGAGGGAAGAAGCAAAAAAGCGGAAAGGCATGGCGTTAAAGTTCGTATCACCCGGTATGAATGGAGTGCCTGACCGCATCGTCCTGATGCCGGACGGAAAAATGGCATTTGTGGAACTGAAAGCACCGGGGAAGAAGCCGAGACCTCTTCAGCTGAAGAGAAAGCGGATGTTTGAGAGGTTAGGCTTTCCCGTTTATGTAGTTGATAATATCGAACAGATCGGAGGTATCCTTGATGAAATACAAAGCACATGATTATCAGCAGTATGCAACAGATTTTATAATCGGACATCCCGTGAGCTGCCTGATCCTTGACATGGGACTTGGCAAAACGGTCATCACGCTTACGGCACTGTGGCTTCTGCTGTTTGACTATTTTGAAGTAAGGCGGATCCTGGTGATCGCACCGAAGCGTGTGGCAGAGACCACATGGCCGGCAGAGATAAAAAAGTGGGAGCATCTTTACGGCATGACATTTGCCGTGGCAATGGGAACTGCAGGGCAGAGAAAGGAAGCACTTCTGTCAGGAGCCGATGTGACGATCATCGGAAGGGATAACGTTTCATGGATGACAAAAAACATATTTTTTGATTTTGACATGGTCGTGATCGATGAACTGTCAAGCTTCAAGTCCCCGAAGGCACAGCGGTTCAAAGACCTGAAAAAAGTAAGACCGATGGCAAAACGTGTGGTCGGGCTTACGGGAACACCGGGAAACCTCATGGACTTATGGGCAGAGATAGGGATCCTTGATATGGGGCAGAGGCTTGGAAGATACATCGGAGGATACCGTGACAGGTTCTTCCTTCCGGATAAGCGGAATCGTGAGATCGTCTTTTCGTATAAGCCGAGGGAAGGAGCAGAAGAAAAAATATATGAACTGATCTCCGATATCAGCATTTCCATGAAAGCCGTGGATTATCTTGATATGCCGGAATGCATAAGCAACCGTGTGACCGTATCCATGTCGGAATCCGAACAGGCACTTTATGACAGGATGGCAGATGAAATGATCCTTGAATACGGGGAAGGGCAGGACATCGATGCGGTAAATGCAGCAGCTTTGAGCAACAAGCTCCAGCAGATGGCAAACGGTGCGGCCTATGATGAATCCGGCAATGTCCGTAATATCCATGACAGAAAACTGGATGCACTGGAAGACCTGATCGAATCGGCAAACGGAAAACCGCTTCTGGTTGCATACTGGTTCAAGCATGACAGGGAACGGATTTTGAAACGGTTTCCGGCAAGGGATATCAATACAAAGAAGGATATCGAGGACTGGAATGAAGGGAAAATCCCGGTGGCACTGATCCATCCGGCATCGGCAGGACACGGACTGAATCTTCAGGAAGGCGGTTCGACCATCGTATGGTTTTCACTTACATGGTCTCTTGAACTGTATCAGCAGTTAAATGCCAGACTTTACAGACAGGGGCAGAAACACACGGTCATCATAGAGCATCTGGTGACAGAAGGCACGGTCGATGAAGATATCCTCCGGGCAATCGAAAAAAAGGATACTACACAGAATGCAATGATAGAAGCAGTAAAGGCAAGGATTGGAGGTATGACGGATGACGGCAGAAGTAATGATGAAGGAATATAAGAATATGAAAAAGGAACTGACCGTGACTGAGTTCCAGCTCCGTCAGTTTCAGGGAGTGAGCGAACAGGACATGATCGATTCCATGCTTTACTCCCATCAGGAAGGGGAAAGGGTGCAGACGAGCACTCTTTCCGATAAAACGGCAAACATAGCAGTCAAATATAAGGCTGCAATGGAAAGGGAAAATGACGAGTGGTACGGTTTCCTTTTCCACAGATATATGTTCCTGAAGGAAGAACTGGATTTTTTCGAGCATGCAGTGAACGGACTGGATGAAAGACATAGAAGCATTATCACGGATCTTCTGGATGAGGACATGACATGGGATATCATGATGGAAAGATACCATGTGAGCCATACGATGATAGCAAAGTACAGAAAAGCAGCATTGAAGGAACTTGATAAACAGTATGAACTGAGGAACAGGCAGGTGGAAGCCTTTGTCCTCGGATAGGAGGTTTTTATGTGTAAGCGTGGAGATATTTATTATGTGGATTTTGGAGAAAAAGATGGAAGCAAGCAGGGCGGTGTCCGTCCGGCACTGGTGGTAAGCAATAATAAGGCGAATAAGCATTCCCCGGTGGTCACAGTCGTTCCGCTGTCAGCCAGGGTATGGAAAAAGAAGTATCTTCCGACCCATGTGCAGATTCCCAAAGGCAGTGGTCTGAACAAGCCGAGCATGGCACTGGCGGAACAGGTGGAGACACTTGATAAAACAAGACTTGGAGAAAGAATAGGGGAAGTGCTGGATGAAATGGTCATGGAACAGATCACAGTGGCACTCCAGATACAGATAGGCGCATATGCAGAGTACAATTAAGGCAGTCAGACGGCTGTCTTTTTTGTTTGCGTTATGGTAAAATCTTAATATGTTGGGGACTTGGGAAGGAAGTGATGTTCTATGTCATATGAAGAAGATTACAGAAGACCATATAGTGCAAAATGTGCTTGTGGAAAAGGCTATTTGCAATTTTACAGAATATATTTGTCAAATGACTGGGGACAGGAAAAAGAGAATGATACGGCAGTTGAGATTTTCTGTGACAGTTGCAAGGAGAAATATCATTACGAAAGAAATTATGGCAATGATTATCTAGTTCCGAATGGGTTAGCATTCCCAAAGCAAAGACCCGAATTGGATAGAAAATATTCGTATGATGATAAAGAAAAACTTGTAAAAAAATATGGCAGAGAAAAAATAGCTGCTATGGTGGCGGATATGACCGCACCAAAACATAGATTTATAAAGAATCTGGAAAACGAAGATGCCATTAGTTTTGCAAATTCGTGGGCACAGAGGTACAGAAAGAAATCACTGGCACCGATGGTGTCATATTTACAAAAAATACTGGATGAATATGATGATATAGAAAAGAGTATTGCAGCTAAACAACCATATAATAAAAAATATGAACAGGAATACAATATCTTTTCAAAACAGATAATGGAAACAGCGGAAAAGAGCTGTCAGCTATCATTTCGATATGATAAGGAACGAGACGAAGCTGAACGAGAGCAAAGGAGAAAAGAGCAGGAACAATACGAAGAAAAGCACAGATATGATGATTTTGAGGCTATAGTTCATTATGATCCTTCGTATAAAAGAGATTTTTCAAATCAGTATTGGGACAGCTATTTTATAAAAGAGTGTATAGATCCACAGCATTTATCGTTGGACAAATCGGGGTATGGAAAACCTATAATAACAATTGCAAAAAAATATGCATGTGTCTGTCAAATTTGTGGAAAAGAGGAGGACATACTTTCATCTAACATGAAAGTCCTTTATGATGAGGACAGAGGTTATTATTTGGCTAAATGCTGCAGTTGTCATGAGATATCATCTTTTGAAGCAAAAACAATGGATCTGTTGGATCAGTTAGGAATTACCTATATCAGGGAAAAATCTTTTGACGGCTTAGTAGGTGATTCAGGCAAAGGGCTTCGTTTTGATTTTGTGTTGTCTAAATCTGCTGATAAAGATGGAAAACCAATCTTTGACCTGGCTATAGAATTACAGGGACCGCATCACTATAAAAAAGGTTATTATGATGAATTTGGAACTTATGTGGCAGAAGATAACAGCTATGCATCGGATAGATTTAATCGGCAGATAAAGTACGATGATAGAAAAAGACAATATTGTGAGCAGAACGGTATCAGTTTAGAGTGTATCAAATATACGGCATCAAATGATCAGGAACGTTTAGAAAAAGCAATTAAAAAAATTCTTAAGGAGCATGGTTATAAATACTTTGTGGAAAGCGAGAAACATGATGATTGGATGGTGTACTAGAGGTGCACTAAAGGTGTACTAAGGGTGTACTGACTTTTTAATTTACATCTGCTATGATTAAGATGGCAAAAAAGAAAGGGAGCGGAAACGCTCCTTTTTATGTTGCCATAAGGCGGTGTCTTTCCAATCCTTTCACACCGCCCGTGTACATAGAAGGGAGGAATGGCAGATGCCGATGAAACCAAAGAAGCCGTGCAGACACCCCGGATGTCCGAAGCTGACAGACGGACTGTACTGCGAGGAGCATGAAGCACTGCACCGTGGTGACAGGGCGAGCAGCAACAAGCGTGGTTACAACAGGCAGTGGCAGAAGGCAAGGGCAAGATACCTGAAGGCACATCCTTTGTGCGTTCAGTGCTTAAAGGAAGGTCATGCAGTGACAGCAACCGTGGTCGATCATATCAGACCGCACCGTGGTGATCCCGTCCTGTTCTGGGACGAGAAGAACTGGCAGAGCCTGTGCAAGCCCTGTCATGATAAAAAGACATGGAACGAAGATAACAATCCGGAGTATCGGTTCTGACGGCAGACCGTGGGGGTATCTGAATCTCTACAGGCTGAACCGCTGAAGACCGATGGCCCCCTTTGCGTGAATTTTCGCAGAATTAAACAGGGGGGATATAAAACGGATATGGTAATTTTCGCAGAATGCACTTAAAACACGGCAAAAAGGGGTATTTTCTTTTGCCGGAAAATCAGGAAAAACGCAATATTTAAGGCTGGAAAACAGTGTAAAAAGCATTGTTTTCCGGCCTTTTTTCATGTGCCGGAAGGAGATGAGAAAGGATGACGGACGCACAGGCAAAACAGATCAACGAGATGCGTATGCGTGGCATGGGATATAAAGCCATCGGAATGGCAATCGGGCTGTCCCGTGACATCGTAAGGAATTACTGCAAGAGACACAACCTTGCCGGATATGCCACGGTGGTTTCAAAAAATATGAAACTCATGGTGGATGGTAAAGAGGTGTGCCACTTCTGTGGTAATCCGATCACGCAGCCTAAAACTGGCAGACCGAGAAGGTTCTGCTGTGAAAAATGCAGGAGGGAATGGTGGAAAGCACATCCCGAAGCAGTACAAAAAAGTGAAAAGGCTTCCTACACGCTTGTATGTGAGCAGTGCGGGAAGTCTTTCATTTCCTATGGAAACAAGAACAGAAAATACTGTGGCCGTGAATGTTATTTCCGGCACAGATTTTTAGCAGAGGAGGATATGGAAGATGCAGTTTCAGAGTTATAAAATAGCAGACCTTATCCCGGCTTCCTATAATCCGAGGAAGAAGTTAAAACCGGGCGATAAGGAATATGAAAAAATCAAGAACTCCATTAAAGAGTTCGGGTATGTCGAGCCGATCATCATCAACTCAGACATGACCATTATCGGAGGACACCAGAGAGCCACGGTCCTTGCAGACCTCGGATACACGGAAGTGGAATGTATCGTGGTCGATATCGACAAGACCAAGGAGAAGGCACTCAATGTTGCCCTCAATAAAATTACGGGTGAGTGGAACAAGGAACTTCTGGCCGACCTCATCAAAGACCTTGAGGATTCGGATTTTGATGTCGGCATCACGGGCTTTGAACCGCCGGAAATCGAACAGCTTTTCAATTCCGTGCATGATAAGAAGATCACGGAAGATGACTTCGATGTGGAAGCGGAGCTTGCAAAGCCGACTGTGGCAAAGACAGGAGATGTATGGCTGCTTGGAAAGCACCGTGTCATCTGCGGTGATTCCATTCTACCGGAAACCTACGAAAGGCTGATGGATGGACGGAAAGCAAATCTTGTCCTGACTGATCCTCCATACAATGTAAATGTCGAGGAGACGGCTGGCAAGATCAAAAATGACAACATGCCGGATGAGGATTTCTATAAGTTCCTGTTTGCTGCATTTGTAAATATGGAGCAGTCAATGGAACAGGATGCTTCCATTTATGTATTCCATGCGGATACGGAGGGGTTGAATTTCAGAAAGGCATTCAAGGATGCCGGATTTTACCTTTCCGGGTGCTGCATCTGGAAGAAGAACGCACTGGTCCTTGGAAGAAGCCCGTACCAGTGGCAGCACGAGCCGTGTCTGTTCGGATGGAAGAAAGGCGGGAAGCACCAGTGGTATTCCGACAGGAAGCAGACCACCATCTGGGAATATGACCGTCCGAAGGCAAGCAAGGACCATCCGACCATGAAGCCCGTGGCGCTTATGGCATATCCGATACAGAACTCATGCATGAGCAACTGCATCGTGCTTGATCCGTTCCTTGGTTCCGGCTCTACGCTGATCGCCTGTGAGCAGACACACCGTATCTGCTACGGCATCGAACTGGATGAGAAGTTTGTGGATGTGATCGTAAACCGCTACATTGAACAGTGCGGTTCGGATGCGGATGTATTTGTCATCCGTGACGATATGAAAATTTCATATCAGCAATTATGCAAGGGAGGGCAGTATAATGAAACAGATGACCTTCCTTGATCTATGTTCCGGCATCGGCGGTTTCAGGCTTGGTCTTGAAACTGCCGGCCACAAGTGCATCGGATACTGTGAATATGATAAATTTGCAAGAGCCTCATATGAGGCAATGTATGATACGGAAGGAGAGTGGAAAGCTCATGATGTCACAAAACTCAAAGCAGAAGATGTCCCCTATGCAGACATCTGGTGCTTCGGATTCCCATGCCAGGACATCTCCGTTGCCGGAAAACAGCGGGGACTGGTCGGAAAAAGAAGTGGAATATATTACAACATTATTGACCTCCTCAAAGGCAAAGAGGAAAGTGCTAAACCCTCATACCTACTTGTTGAGAACGTTAAGAACCTGTTATCGATTAATGCAGGATTCGACTTTGCCTCAGTTCTGTCTGAAATGGACGAAGCAGGGTATGACTGTCGGTGGCAGGTGCTTAACTCCAAAAACTTCGGAGTCCCGCAGAACCGTGAGCGTGTGTTCATTATCGCAAATCTTAGAAGCAGAGGTAGACGAGAAATATTACCTCTCACCGGAGAAAACGCAGCAGCTCTTAACCAGCTTATAGGAGGTATGCAGGGCTACCGTGTTTATGGGACGGACGGCATTTCCGCAACCCTTGTGGGGAATGCGGGCGGTGTCGGGGCCAAGACGGGTCTTTACTTCATCGACCAGAGCAACCATGATCCGAAGATCACGGATACGGCAAGATGCCTGACAGCGAGGTACACTGCCGGGATGACCAACCATACCGCCATGAACTCAGCCGTACTGGAAGTCCATCCGGTGCTTACACCGGAGCGGATGGAGAAACGGCAGAACGGAAGAAGGATGAAAGAGGACGGAGAGCCGATGTTCACCCTGACCTCACAGGACAGGCATGGTGTGTATGTCTGTGAAAAGGTAGATTCCGTCAAAGTGAAAAATGCCACGAAGGCAGGATATGAAGTGGCACGGGAAGGAGACGGCATCAATCTTGCCTACCCGGACAGTGAGACAAGAAGGGGAAGGGTAGGAAAAGGATGCTCCCAGACACTGGACTGCTCCGGGCAGATGGGAACGCTCATGAGGGGCGGACGCATCAGACGGCTGACTCCGAGGGAGTGCTTCCGCTTACAGGGATTTTCTGATGAGCTTTTTGATCGTGCCTCTGCCGTCAACTCCGATGCACAGCTTTATAAACAGGCCGGAAATGCAGTCACTGCAACGGTCGCTTATGCGGTTGCGATGTCACTTCCGGAGTCCAGAAGCTGACATTACATTTTCTTTTGGAAAGTACCATTATCTGCTTGACTATATGGGCATTCAGAGTGATATATGGTACTACCAAAAGGAAAGGAGACCAGCAGAATGGAAATTATTACAAACGCTGAGAACAGGAAAGAATTAGTAAAAGCCTTATCCGGACATTTCGGACAGAGGTCAGAATACCTTGGACCGCCATCCTTTGCATACCGCATCGGAAGCATCACGGTGGACAGGGACGCAAAGGTCATACTTGAAGATGACAGCATGGAAGACGAGGTGAGAAGGGTGCTTTTCCAGAATGATGTGGCAGAAGAGACCCAGGAAACACAGACGGAAGAACCGGAAGCAGAGATCAAAATACCGATCGGCAGCATGACACCACAGGGCATCATCAACCTGATAAACATGATGCATTCCAAACAGTACCTTATCAACAGGGCAGTCGGAAGGGAGTGCATTTCCATAGCAGACAGCCTTATAAATGCCCTTGCCGAAAGTACCTTTGAAGATACGGAGTCGGCAGCAGGGGTCATTACGGAACAGGGTGGATGCAGCGGTGTCACCTTTGCAGACGGGAACATTGAGTTCACGGGATTTCCGCATACCGATAACATGATGGAATACTGCAGACTTGCATCGGCAATGGTAAAGAAAGCATCGGAACAAAAACGTGTGAATCCGAAACAGACCATTGAAGAGAATGAAAAATATTACATGAGGGCATGGCTGGTATCCATTGGATTTGGAGGGAGTGAAGGAAAGGAAACAAGGTCCTTCTTCCTTAAGGGGCTGAAAGGCCATACGGCATTCCGGACCCCGGAAGATGCGGAAAAGTGGAAAGCCAACCGCAGGGCAGAAAGGGGGTCAACAGTATGTTCGGAGTAAGTAGGCAGACACTTGAGAGACTGAGGAAGGAATATCCTTCGGGAACCAGGGTGGAGCTTATCCGTCTTGATGATCCCTACCGAAAGATCCCGTCAGGAACCATCGGAACGGTAGAGTTTGTGGATGATGCAGGACAGCTCCACACAGTATGGGAAGGACACGGCTCTCTTGCGATGATCTACGGAGTGGATGAATGGCGTAAAATATAGTCATAATATACACAGTTTTTCCGGTCGATGTTTGTGCAGTTTATGGCTCATATATAACTGGATATATGTGTGTTTTAGAGCGAATAT